TCTTTGTCTCCAGATCAGACATTACTTCTTACGACCAGGCATCGCAGGCTTGGCTGTGCTGCGGATAACAGGCTTGGGCTGCACCAAAGGCTTAGGTGCGCTGCGGATATTAGGTTGCTTAGGTTCTGCCATAACACGTTTGGCTCCACTAGGCGTTGGTAGATTAGCCTTAGAAACTACACTGCTGAGGCCACCACGGCTAGGTTGTACCATAGCAGGTTTAGCTGTGCTGCGCACTGGCGGTTTAGGAGTTCCAGCAGTGCGCGGCTTAGGGGCCATACCACCAAGCAATCCACCCATGCCAGCTTTAGGCATACCACCTAAAGGGCCTGACAACTTAGGCATAGCTTTACCACCAGTCACCAGCGGATTAGGGGACACACCTGGTTTAGATTTAGCCGGTGGTGTCATTGCTTTTACTGAGGCTTTCATTTCTTTTTTCTCAGCTTTAACTGCTGCTTTGCCTGGCTTCATACACACTCCTATTTACAATATTGGACACAAAGAATAAACACATTGTGTATTAAATTATTAAATTACTATCTATATAGTGTACATTGTCTAACACATTCGGGGTAACTTAGAGGGGAGGTTTTTATCTATAACCTCCCTCGCTACTGTTCGCTGATGTTGCTATATAGAGAGGTGATTTTAGCACATCTTTTCTTTAAGATGAAAGAGAGACAAGTGCACATATTTGTTAAGTAATTACTATTTACTCATTGTGTTGATGTAAATTACTCAATGTTACCCCTGCTCTGTCCTTCGCAGTGCGCAGTTTCCACTGTTGTTTCTCTGCCACTCAGCAGCGGAACCAATGCCAATTTCATAGTTTATTACTATCAGTGCTAAGTCTTTGATATTATTGATCTATTATGATACATAATTAGTACTATTTTGCTCTTTTTTGTATCTTTTCTTAATTACTCCTTTTTTGTATCGGTGGTGATGCAACATTATTATCACTACAGCGTCAACCCCACCCCCCGCCTATGTTAGTTAGTGCTTACTTCGCTGGCAGTGTTGCAGTGCAGCAAGTTAGTTAGTGCTCACTAGCGTTCAATATTATCAAATACATTCGTCATTGTGCAACGCAGTGAATGGGGCAGTGATGCACCTGTTTAGTGCACCATTGATTCTGTGCACCAAAATAGTGCATCGGCAAGAACTATGCCATATTGCAACGCACCAATGTTGTATTTCCGCACAATGGCTTGCAGCCGTGCTTAGGTGAAATCCCTAGGTATATTCGTTGCAGTGCAACAATGCAATAAAATCAAACACTTAAATAACCCTATAGATTTTCTGGTATGTTTCTCTCACCTATATATGTAGAAACACCAAATTTTTAACCTAGTACTTATCGGAGAATTAAAAAATGCATAAAACACTGTTAACCGTTGACGCTAATGCCAAGACTGTAAAAGGCCAAGAATTCGGCTTTATGACGGGCATTCTATATATGGCGCCGGCTGACATATCAGGCCGTAACGTGTGCTCTATGGCCGAAATAGCAGGTTGCAAGGCCGCTTGCTTATACACTGCCGGCAGGGGCGCCATGAATTCAGTACAGGCCGCTAGAATCAGCAAAGCAAAGTTTTTCTTTTCCAATCGCCAGGCATTCATGGAAATTCTAGTAAAAGATATTAAGGCCTTAGTACGCAAGGCCAGTAAAAAGGGAATGATTCCGTTAGTACGATTGAATGGTACTAGCGATATCAAATGGGAAAACGTTCGATTCGACTACGGATTCGGGAATGAGCAAATTACAATTTTTGACCTTTTCCCTGACGTACAATTTTACGATTACACCAAAATCGCTAATCGGCAAAATTTGCCTGCCAATTACGACCTAACGTTTTCATATTCAGGCACGTTAGCATTTCAAAAATATGTGAATCAGGCCATAGAATCGGGAATGCGTATCGCAGCCGTATTCCGTAAACGTGCGGATATTCCTGCTAAGTTTATGGGGCTTGATTGCATTGACGGTGATAATAGCGACATTCGGCACATTGATAGAAAAGGCGTCATTGTCGCCCTGTATGCCAAGGGTAAAGCAAAAAAGGACAATTCCGGCTTTGTGATCGATACACCTAAGCGCCTGATTCCGTTACAATTGGCCGCTTAATCAATCAATTTTTAACACTATGGGGGTTTCACTATGTTAGCGCCTTACACTAAGCGCCAGGAAAGTATGATTGTCTCAAATGTAATGAAAGCCGTTGACAATCCGGCCAAGTTATCAAAGCAGGCCTATAAGTATCTCTATCTATGCTCGGGGTTCATCGCCCATTATGATCATGGGGGGTTTATATCGTATTATCAACGGAATAGTCTCAAGGCCGATCTTTTACGTTTCAGGGATTCCAATCAGTGGAAAAACTTTACTCCGCATGATCGGGATTATCAGTACTATAAAAGCAAGGCCGATATTTATAATCGAATCATTCAATCAATAGGGGTTTAATTATGCAATACGCTACACTCAGAGAGAAAATTGCAGCCGAAAAGGCCGATCGTGTTAACCGATACGCTAAGTATCAGGAAATTATTGATCAGGCCTATAAGGCCGGAATTGAAGCCGGAAAGAATGCAAGGCCGATTCCCATGTACGTCATTGATCAAGGGATTCCAATCGACCGTATCGATGATGGGGCCTGCGGATTTGCCTGGATTGCATTTCCAGGGAATACGTCATTCGGGAAATGGGCTAAAAAGCAAGGCCTTGCAAGTTCGCACTATCCCAGTGGTCTTTGTGTATGGGTCAACGAATTCGGCCAAAGTGTAGACCGAAAATCCGCATTCGCAGGCGCATATGCTAAAGTCTTAAAAGAGAATGGGATTGACGCCTATTCCGGCAGTCGATTAGACTAGGACAGTGTTATCCTATAGCGTCTCTGTCTCAGGGGCGTTATGGGGCTAATATTGGCCTTAAAATGGGAGTTTTAATCATGGACTACTATCTCGCTTTTCAAATCGCTGGCTTGCTGCTAGCATTAGGCGCACTTGTGCAAATAATGAAACCCTGGCGGCTGCTATGAAACTGATGACCTACGGCGGCGTCTTAATTCAGCAATGCGAGTACACTGGGCGATGTTACATCAGCGACTATTGTCGATGGTTTAACTCTCTGAGGTCAGCGAAGCATTCAATCACTAAGAGGAAAGGCGGTAAAGCATGAACGATTTACACTGGCAGGAAAACGCACTACTTGGCTCTTATCTTGGCCTGAGTGACATAGTCAAAGGCTGCGATAAGCAGCGTGTCGCAGTGCCGTGGGACTATATCCGAAAGCGCTTAGTCGAATTACGCACTGAGCACGACAGACTACATGAAGAGGTAAAACCATGATGCTGACAATAGACGAGATCCTAGACATCGCTGACGCTAAACTCGACATCAGTGACTTTGGCAATTGGTATGGCAACGATGACGCTATCGTTGAATTTGTGTGCGAAGTGCTCAAAAGAGAAAGTGAGAAAGAAAATGGCTTGGCTGCTTGATAACCCTGAAAGACCCTATATTGACTCATCGAAGACCGATGTAATGCGCACATGGCGCAAGCACGGATTCGTGCCACCATCAGAGCAACAAAGCAGGGACAGATCAATGATGGATGAGATCGCCTTGCAGATGGAGAAAAGAAAAGCAATTCAAACTTGGAGAAAGAAAGGGACACCACAATGCGATGCCGTGCCTGTAACGAAGTCTTGACCGACTATGAAAGCACTGTCCGCAGTGTCTTTAGTCGTGAATATGTGTCATTATGCAAATGGTGCTTGGGAACGATTAAAACCGACTGTGTTGCCATCGGTAACATTAACCTGATGTCCGACCTAGACGACATCAGCGAAGCCGTTGATGACCCCGAAAAGGACTCTGATGACCCATTCGAGGCAGATGCACATAATGATCGCTACTATGACAGATAGTTGGCACGATTCTTGCTAATATTAATAATATTACTCTATAGTGCTAATGATGCTAATGATTTATATTTATAATTATTTCTTTTATGCTATTGTTCAATATTGAAAGGTAGGGCTTCGATATGCAACCGTGGGAAACTGAACAAATGTATTTTTCAACAGTCCATGATATTGCTGAATTGCTAGTCAGTTATAATGTGGACACTGAGACTATGGTGTCAGATGTCTTGGATTGTGTCCTCAGAACAAGGCCGGAGTGTCGGCAAGCGTTTCAATTGCTGGCAATGCTTGACCATTTTAGTCAAGTAAAGGCCACGGAAGAGGCCAATAGTGTCGCAGCCGAGGTGATCAATGCAGCCACAGAGTAAGTTTGTCAAACACGAGGCCTGCGATAGCTGCGGCAGTAGTGACGCCAAAGCCGTCTATTCTGATGGCTCTGGATACTGCTTTAACTGTAAAACCTATTATAAGGCCTCAGAGCCGTTTGTGGACCAAGGAAGGGGTAAGGTATTACCTATGACCAACAAAGCCGTTGTAGAGCCTATAAAGGCCATTACTGGGCAGTTTCTATCTATACCTGATCGTGGTATCACCAAAGCCACCTGTGAAGCCTATGGTGTCAGGCAGACAGAGACAGATCACTATTATCCTTACACTGATGGCAGCGGTAACGACATTGCTTATAAGATTAGATCTGTCCCTAATAAGCAATTCAGATCGCAAGGCAATATAAAAGATGCGCTCTTGTTCGGACAAGCGATGTGGAACAAAGGTGGCCGCTATGTCACTGTGGTCGAAGGCGAGTTAGATGCGCTGGCGGCTTATCAGATGATGGGATCAAAGTATCCTGTGGTGTCCATCAAGAATGGTGCACAGTCAGCGGTCAAGGACTGTCAGGCTCAATATGAATGGCTTGACAGCTTTGAGACTATTGTGTTAGCCTTTGATGCTGATGAACCTGGCCGCGAGGCCGCTAATGGTGTCTCTGAGTTATTCGGCAGCAAGGTCAAGATCGTCAAGTTTAGTGACACCTACAAAGATGCTTGCGACTATCTTAGGGATAACAAAGGTGCAGACTTTGTGAAGGCGTGGTGGGCAGCAGAGCAGTATGTGCCTGATGGCATTATCGCTGGCTCAGACCTGCTGGAATTGGTCATGCAGCCGCTACCGAAGGCACAGGCACACTATCCCTATGTCGGCCTAAATGGCATGACAGGCGGCATCAGGCAGCAAGAGATGGTGGTGGTCACTGCTGGCTCCGGCCTTGGCAAGTCGCAATTCATGCGTGAAATTGTTTGGCAGTTACTGCGTGAGACACAAGAGAACATCGGCATCATGTTCTTGGAAGAGTCGGTTAAGCGCACCGCACTGTCGCTGATGTCGCTGGCGATCAACAAACCATTACACTTATCAGAGGTGGAAGCAGATGATAGAGACAAGAAAGAGGCATTTGACAAAACGCTCGGATCTGGTAGACTCTATTTTTATGATTGTTTTGGTAGCACTGCTATCGATAACATTATCTCTAGGGTTCGCTACTTTGCTCGTGGGCTTGATTGCCGTTATATTCTCCTAGACCATGTGTCGATTGTGGTGTCAGATCAAGGACACAACGATGAACGCAAAGCCTTGGATGAGATCATGACAAAGCTGCGGATGATCGTGCAAGAGACTGGTGTGTCCCTCTTTGTTGTATCACACCTACGCAGACCTGATGGCAAAGGCCACGAGGAAGGTGCAGCGACATCCTTGAACCAGTTACGAGGATCTGGTAGCATTGGACAATTGGCAGATATGGTGTTAGGCCTCGAACGCGCCGCCCAACATGAGGACCCAATAGAAAGGAATACTACTAGAGTGCGAGTGATTAAGAATCGTTACAGTGGCGAGACTGGTAAAGCCTGTGCCGTGCTCTATGACAAATACACTGGTCGTATGACAGAGATCAATGAGGCCTCATTATGACATCACCATTAATCATCGGTATAATTGCATTTGTGGCATCCATCATCAGGGGATTAAAATGATTGAATACTGGTCTAATGCAAAGATGCAGGCCTACATTGAAGATAAACACAAAGAAATTGACTTGCTTGAGGAA